ACGTTTATACACCACCGAATAGGGAGAGCTTAGCGGCTAATCCATCGGAATCACAAAAAGGAAATAAATATCGAATTTACAATATTTTCAAACCTACTGTGGTCCTTGATGAATTATCACTTCCTGTGAGTGATTCAAGGGATAGTAGAAAAGCAGAAGACACAGCATCATTGGAATATCCATTGATTAAGATCAACGATTATTTCATTTCAGAACCTGAATTGGATTACTTATCGATCGACTCAAGAGATTTTCTACCTACACTTACTTTACAAGTAACATTCATTCACGATAAGTTCATCGACAAGGAAATGCCAAAAGATGGTGACATCATTTCCGTTGCAATACGAAATAAGACGGATGCTTTAAATATCATTCGTAACGATTATGTAATTACTGGAGTTACAACACAGAGAAGAAGAACGAGTGGTACAATTCCAATCACCGTAACATTCTTTGCAGAATTGTTTGTACCTGGATTGAAGAGTTATTTGGGTTCTGCTTCTTTTAAAGGAACCTCAATGGAAGCTTTAAAGAAAGTAGCTCAACAATTACAATTAGGATTCAATACAAATGACGATGATACAGAAGACTACCAAATTTGGTTAGTGACATACAGTCCAGATGATTTCATCAAGGATGTAGTGTCAAAAGCGTGGCGAAATGAGAATTCGTTCTATGATGTGTGGATTGACGTTTACTACAACCTCAACTTTGTGAACATTCAGAAGCAATTATTGAGCGCCGAAGATGATGTAGACGAAGCAGCTCTTCTTTACAATATCGACACTGATTGGACTTGGGGTCCAGAAACAGATCAAGATGAAATGAAGAACATGCCAAAGGTATTCTCAAATTATGTAGGATATCGAACCACTTCATTTTACATCACGGAATGGAAACCCGTAAACCGTTCTTCGGCGATTACATTCCAATTCGGAACATCCATGTCAGCATCTTTCTTTGAACACATAAATAGTCTATACGAAGAAGAAGGTTCACAAAAATATTGGGACATCGATATCAATCCAGCATATGACCCCGAAAAAATAAATAGTCACATCCTATTAAGAGGTAGAGCAACATATGATTCTTCAATTAATGAAGGAGAACTAGCGAGAGCTAATTACGATTACACAACATTATACACAAGATCTCCTTGGATGGGGATCCAATACACAATTACAAATCCAGATGCAGACAATACAGAGTGGACAGGTAATCATCATCCAAATTATTTAAGAGCACAAGTCCATAACTGCATCAATTGTGCAGAATTACAGAAATTGAATTTAGAGATAAACGTTCAAGGAACGAACATGAACATAATTAAAGGAGATCAAGTTCCTGTTGTAATTATTGGAACGGATCCAATAGAGAATCAAATGGTTGACCAAAATGCTCAATCAAGAGAGCGATACAATTCATTTTACAGTGGATATTATTTAGTGAAAGGATTTACACTTTCATGGAGTCCGCCTGAAGATGATTCGATTGTCTCTAATTTCTCTCAAACATTTGTTCTAACGAGAAGGGAGTGGCCAACACCAATCCCAACAGAACCGGTTCCTGTAAAAGCAGAAAATGTAAATACTTAATATGGCAATTGTTAATCAATACAAATTTTTTAGATCTACTCAAGACAACCTTGAGGTAACAGGAATTGTGCCCGTTCCTGGGGCTCCCGGAGTTCTTCCTCAATTCGCTCAGACAAACAGTCTAAGCAAGAGATACGACGAACCAACGTACATGACATTCCGTGTATTGTTTGGTCAGAATTCAGGCGTATGGAGTGGTACAACTCTTTTAAACACTAATTACGATAGAATGCCGCACCCTCTTTTCATTAATCAAAGAGTTGATGCAACATCAAGAAACGGCCAAGGTGGTAGAAACGTAGTCGAGTTCAATCGTGATGTTTACACGACAAGAGATTACTTAAGAGATTCAAATGAATTCACTCGTGAAGAAATGCTTCGTGAGTTTATTACATTATGGGAAGACCTGCAAACAAACTTCCAATGGTATTTCCAATCTGTTGAAGGTGTTGGCGAATTGCTGAAGCCTGCTCCTGAAAGAGGAAAGAGAGTACCTGATGATTTTCGTCTTAGATTTACAATGGCTGAAGGTATTGATCAGCGCGTAAGTTATTTACTAAACCTGTACAGAAAAATTGCATGGGATGATACCTATCAAAGATGGGTTCTTCCTGATTTAATGAGGTTTTTTGATATACAGATTCTAATCACAGAATTCAGAACATTCCATCAATCAACTGTAGAACCTGCTTCTGACAATCCAGTGTTCTTACAGATTCTTAATGGAATTCTTCCAACATATTTGGTTGAATGCGAAATGTGTGAGTTCGATATAAATTCGTTTAATTTTAATTACAAAGATACATTAAGTATCGCAGATGAACCCGAAATGGCAACCGTTTCATTTGATGTAAAAGTAGGAAATGTAAATGAAGTTACAACGTATCCATTATTTAGTCATTTCATTTTAGATGACAGAAGAATCAATGGACAAGAAAGAACTAAAGAAAAAGGACTTGTAAAAGATCTTGATGGTCGAGTTACAAATGCCTTCCAAACTGACGGAGCTACTGAAATTCCAATTGAACAAGATTTTGCATCAACAAAGAGTGGAGACATTCGCTACAGAAATCTTCAAGAGAAAGCTCAAGATACTTTCTTCGATGAAGGTCACGTTGCAACGAATCCTTATTTAGAAAGTAATCCTGTTAGTAACATCAAGAACTCAAGTCCAAACTATTCTATCGATGCGGCAACAGTTGATCCAATTCAACCGAGTACATGGGTTGGAAATGCATTGACATTCGGAAAAGCGTTTGGGGTTAACTTCGTTACTCAGAAACTTGATCAAGCGAAGATGACAAAAGTGCCTGGCCTTGGATTCTCTTTCAATGATGCAGTTGCAGCTATTGAATCAAAGAGTTTCGTTTCTGTATTAGCTCTCGTCAGAAGATCAATTGCTGAATCAATGGGAACAACTAACGAAGCTTCCATTGATGATCAAATTGACAATACATTCAAAGAGTTCTTAACAGGTCTTTCTCAATCAGAAGCTACAGATGGAGATGAACTCGAATTAAAGAATATGGCGATCACAGTTCTTAGTGATGAAGGTAAATGGGAAGAAGTAAAAGACCTCTCATACGCAACCAATCTAAGAGGACCTGGTCAGAAAGAAATTGGAGTTACAATTGAAGGAGGAAATCAGTACAAGCAAATGGTTGCGTTAACAACAAACAATGATCGTTCGATTGCAACTGATTTAGATGGAGAACCAAACTTTACAAACACTGGTAATTTTGTTGGGGAGGGAACACCAAGTAGTGCAACAAATGTAAATGCAAGCGAGCTTGAAGGAAGAAAATATTCAGGGGAGGGAATTCCATCGTATGCAACTCAAGGACAGGTATTACAGCCGGGACAGATTCTTGAAGCACAACCAAGTTCAGCTACTTCAGGAAACGGAGTTACAGGAGATTTAAGAACGAGTCCAATTCTTTCAAGTGGAACTGATGCGCAAGTAACCGGTCAAGGACCGTCCACAGAAATCCAATCAGAAGGAACCGATGGAGACGCAGTAACAAGAGGAGAAATCAAAGGACAGGGTGGTCTCGGAGATTCTGTACAAGGCGGAGATATCAGTGGTGAGGGTGGATTAGGAAGTTCAGTTGAGGGTGGAACATTCAGAGGAGCTGGTGGTTTAGGATCAGAAATTGAAAGTGATTACCAACAATCTGATAATTTATCCGAAGCAACGGATGGAGATAGAGTAGAAGATAAATTGGATCAACCAAATCCGAGTAGAGCAACAAATAATCCTATAGATGAAAGCTAAAAGGGTAGAAGAATCGTTGAACCAAATGTTCAAGCCAAAAACTGCTGATGAAATTGCGGTTAATTTGGATTTCGTTGAATCCATAGATGATCTAATAGTTGATCAAGATTATATTATCAAAGATCACGGAATGGATAAATGGATGAATGCCTTAACTTACAAAGGTAAACAAATAAGTCGTGAAACAGGAGATTATGTTTATACTTTTGAGAGTTCATTGCAATTTGATGATTTTAAATTAGAATTTACGGAAGAAGAATTAGATCTGAGTATTGGCAACAATGATATAGCAGTGGACAATACCGGATTTTCAGATATTTTATAATATGAAGACACCAGACTTTTTAAATAAGGGAATGCATGATAATGATTGGATTGGGATTATTACCAATAACGCCGATCCATTACATTCAGGAAGATGTCAAATACGAGTCTATCGTTTAATGGATGATATTGATTCAAAGAATCTTCCGTGGGCAATTCCGGCTAACTCCACAATCTTTGCTGGTGATGGAGCAGGATCGCTTTCTGTTCCAAAGATTGGACAAATCGTAAGAGTTCAGTTCAACAATGGGGATGTGTATGCACCAGAATATACAACTATTCAGAATATCGACACACAATTGATTCAAGAAATTCAAGAGGATTATGAAGGAACTCATGTTCTTCTTTACGATCCCGATGAAGAATTGAATGTCATTTATCAAAGAGGAAGGGGAATGGAGATTTACTATCGTGAATCATTCATACAGATTTCCCCCGATTCAATGATTACAATTCAACACG